CTGGTATGTTCTTAAACACTGTTACGAAACAGTTATATAATGGTGATAAAGGAATACAGGTTATTCCATGTCATTATAAACTAGAATACCAAGAATGGGCAGATTATGGAACAGGTTCAGGTAGACCTGAAATGATTTATCCAGATACTTCGGATATTTTAGAAAAAACTACAAAGGGACCAGATGGTAAAGATAGATTACAGAATGGTAATTATATCTTAACTGTAGGTCAACACTTTGTAATTATCTTAGGAGATAGAGGTTCAGAAACTGCAATGATATCTATGAGTTCATCTCAAGGTAAAATTAGTAGAAAATGGAATTCCATGATGAAATCAATTAGTTTTGACGGTAAGAGTGGTCCTTATACTCCACCACCGTTCAGCCACATATATAAATTATCTTCTGTGTTAAACACAGGTAAAGGTAATCAATGGTATGGCTATAACGTTGAAAAAGTTCAAGTGCTAGAGGATACTAAAATGTACGAACGAGCGAAGAAGTTCTACGAAGGTATCAAAAACAAAGCATAATGATTTTTGGGGGCGGTTACGTAGCTTCGTCCCGCCTCCGAAAGCAAAGTGGTGATGTCAGACGTAGATAAATTTATAAATATATTTGAAGGTTCGTATAGTGCATACGGTCAAACTAGAAAGACAGATGAGTTTGATGAAAGAGGAAAGCACAAAACAAAATCTTTTATAATTAAAAAGACTCCAACTAAACAAATGTTTATGGATCATTTGTCAGGTAAAGATCCTGCTCTTGGTATCATACCTATAAACGAATCAAACAAATGTAAGTGGGCATGTATAGATATCGATGTATACAATGGATTTGACCACAAAGAATTAATTAGAAAAATAAAACAACATAAATTTCCCTTATTAGTATGTCGATCTAAATCAGGTGGTGCACATGTATTTTTATTCACAGATGACTTTGTACCTGCAGCATTATTTAGAAGTAAATTAAAAGATATGGCAGCTAGATTAGGTTATGCTAATGCAGAGATATTTCCTAAACAAAATAAAGTAGACATGTCAAAAGGTGGTACAGGTAGTTTTTTAAACTTACCTTATCACAACTCATCACTATCAATGAGATATGCAGTTAAGGATGACGGGTCAGCTATGGACCTAATTCAGTTTTTTGAAGCGCATGGTAAAGTAAAACTAACAGAAGATCAACTCTCTAAATTATCTTTTGAAGAAGATAAAGTTGTTGACAATTTACTTAAAGGTGCTCCACCATGTTTGGTTACGATCGCAAAACAAGGGATACCCAACGGTCAAAGAAATAATGCAATGTATAACTTTGGTGTTTATACAAAGAAAAGATTTCCTGATAAATGGCAAATAGAAATATTTAAATACAATGAAGCTTATTGTGAACCACCATTAGATAAAAAAGAAATAGATACACTAATTAAATCAATAGATGGTAAAGAATATAATTATAAATGTAAAGATGAACCTATTGCATCTTATTGTAATTCTAAAAAATGTGTGCTGCAAGAGTTTGGTGTAGGTGATGGTGGCCCTGAAATAGAAATAAAAGAGATACAGAAGTATGATTCTGATCCACCACTATATTATGTAACTGTTGGTGAAGAAGTTGTAGAAGTAGACTCTCAAGATTTACATGAGCCAGATAGATTCTCATTAAAATGTTTAGAACAAATAAATCAAACAATGCCCCCTATCGGTAAATTAGTTTGGAGAAAGTTAATAAATAAATTATTAAAAGATACAATACCTATTGAAGCACCAGAATCTACAAAGATACACATACAATTAAAAGAATTACTAGCAGATTACATCAACAAAATACCAGGCAAAGATTGGAAAGATATATTACGTGGTCTATCTTATACTGAAGAAGGTGTAAGTTATTTTAAATTCAAAGACTTTTGGAAGTATTTAGTCAGAACAAAATTATGGCCAGACAAACAATACTCAAAACAAAAAACAGCTAGAATGTTAGAAACAATGTTTGATGCAGAAGAGATACCAGGCAAGATAAATAACAAGAGTGTTAGATATATGTCTCTTAAAACAGTGAACCTAGACAAACCAAAGATAAGAAAAGAAAAAATGAAGGAGCCACCTTTTGCATAGAATAATTATACCAGGTCCACCTGGTACAGGTAAAACACATCGATTGATGCACTACCTTGATGAAGAATTAAAAAACACAGACCCAGAAAAAATAGCATACATAGCTTTTAGTAATGCAGCAGTAGACGTAGCTAAAGACAGAATAAAAAATGATAAGGTTTATATTAGCACTATGCATTCTATGGGTACACAAGAGTGTGGAATCAATACAAAAACACAATTATTAAAAGGAGAGAAATGGAAAAGCTTCAAAAATTTTTCACGTCCTTGTTCGAATCTATCATTCGAATCTCGTATTAATGTAAACGGATATATAGAACATGTAAATCCACATATGAAAATTATAGAGTATGCTAGAAATAAACAAATAAGTTTAGACAGAGCAGCTGTAGAATTAGATATGTATTACACCGGAGACATATGGTTAACCGAACAAATCAAAGCAGACTTAGATACATACAAAGAACATACAGGTATGATTGAGTATGCTGATATGATTTCCAAGTTTGTCGAGGGAGACAAGTGTCCACCACTACACTCTGTTTTCCTCGATGAAGCCCAGGATCTAAGTCCTTTGCAATGGAAAATGTTTTTTTATATAGAGAGTAAGTGTGCTCGATCTTACATTGCAGGGGACGATGATCAAACTATCTATACATTTCAAGGCGCTGATCCAAACGTATTTATTAATTTAAAAGGTGAGATGGACCCACAGGTACAATCTCGTAGAGTTCCAAGAACAATACATAGATTGGCTAGTTCAATTTTTCCTCACATGAGAAAACGATTAACAAAAAAATGGTTACCAAGAGAAGAAGAGGGTGAGGTACATACTAATATATATTTTGATGAGATAGATTTTTCTAAAGGTGAGTGGCTTATATTGACTCGAACGAATAAAATGTTAGAAAGGTTACGTGAGCATTTATACAGGATGAACTACAGATTTGAATCTAGAGCACAGGAACTATTACCAAACAAAATGTTAAATGCATATAGAGTATGGAAACGTTTAAACGATGGTGCTTATGTAAGTAAAGAAGATGTGAAAGATCTTTGGGATTTTCTTACAGTAAAAGATGGACATCTAGAACGAGGTTTTGCTGGTGGTAAAACTTTAGGAGATGTTACATCAATAAATTTAGAAGGACTAAAAGCTGAACACGGGTTGCGAGCGTCGGGCAGCTGGGAGATATTGAAATTTCCAGAGGATAGTAAACTTTATATCAAAAAATTATTAGAGTCAGGTGATGATTTGATGAAACCTGCAAGAATAAAATTATCTACAATACATGCTGTAAAAGGAGAGGAACGAGACAATGTTGTTTTGTTTACAGACATAGAAAGAATAATCTATGATTCAGCAAGAAGAGACGCTGATCCAGAACATCGTACATTTTTTGTAGGTATAACACGAGCAAAAGAAAAATTATTTATAACTAATCAAGGTTATGAATATCAATACAACATAGGAGCACCAATAATATGACAGATCCAGATGGATTAGAAAAGGCATTTCCACAATCAAGGCAGGTTGGAGGGAGCCACTACAAAAATTTTTACATTCAGCCGTATGAGTTTATTTCTAAAAATAACCTTTCATTTTTCCAAGGCTGTGTTGTGAAATATGTGTGTAGATATTTGTTTAAAAATAAGATAGAAGACTTAGAGAAAATAATTCATTATTGTGAATTAGAAATTCTAAAGTTAAAAGATACAAAAAAGAAATAATGTTTACAGTTCAAACTGAATGGGATTGTCCAGAAAAGTTTCCTGATTTATCAGATGCAAGATATATTGCAATTGACTTAGAAACAAAAGATCCTGATTTAAAATCAAAAGGATCTGGAGCTATACAAGGTCATGGTGAGATTGTTGGTATAGCAGTAGCTGTAGAAGGTTGGCGAGGATATTATCCTATTGCACACGAAGGCGGCGGTAATTTAGATAGAAGATTAGTTTTAGAATGGTTTAAGAAAGTTTGCGCAACAGACTGTATTAAAATATTTCATAACGCGATGTATGATGTGTGTTGGATAAAAGCATACGGTATACCGATCAATGGACATATCATGGATACTATGTTGATGGCATCTTTGATTGATGAAAATAGATTATGGTATACACTTAATAGTATTTCATTTGATTATCTACGAGAAGTAAAAGATGAGAAAGCTTTGAAAGAGGCAGCAGAAGCATGGGGTATAGATCCTAAATCTGAATTATATAAATTACCTGCAATGTATGTTGGAACTTATGCAGAACAAGATGCAGAACTTACATTAGAATTATTTAAAACATTATCAAGAGAGATACAAAAGAATAACTTAGTAGAGATATTTGATTTAGAAACACAATTGTTTCCATGTTTAATTGATATGAAATTTAAAGGTGTTCGTGTCGACGTAGAACGTGCTCATAAATTGAAGAAGCAAACTTTCCTTATCCTACGCCACCACCGAGAAAACTGGGTCACCTTCATTTACAAAAAATTTCCTTTCCACACATAATAATCCTGTAGTCAAAAGTATAGCAAAGGCTAGAGAGATAAACAAGGCACACACAACTTTCATAGATACCATAATAAAACACAATCATAGAGGCAGAATACACGCAGATATAAACCCTATTAGATCAGATCAAGGTGGAACAGTTACAGGTAGATTTAGTTATTCAAATCCAAACCTACAACAAATACCTGCAAGAAATAAAGATTTAGGCCCAATGATTAGATCTTTGTTTATACCAGAAGAAAAACATAAATGGGGTTGTTTTGATTATAGCCAACAAGAACCAAGACTTGTTGTACATTTTGCAGCTACAACAGAACCAATATCTTACGATCAATCTGTAAAAGATATTGTAGAAAAATTTAAAGACAATGCAGTAGATTTCCATCAAACAGTTGCGGACATGGCAAACATATCTCGAACACAAGCAAAGACAATTAATCTGGGTCTTTTCTATGGTATGGGTAAAACAAAACTACAAGCAGAATTAGGTTTAAATACAAAACAAGAGGCAGAAGATTTGTTTAATCAATATCACGAGAACGTGCCCTTTGTTAGGGATCTTATGAATTTTACATCAAGACGTGCTCAATCTGGGTCTATTGGCACATTACTAGGACGTAGATGTAGATTTAATAAATGGGAACCAAATAAATTTGGTATGCATAAACCTATGGATTATGTTGAGGCAGAAAGAACTTATGGTAGAGGTGGAATACGTAGGGCTTTTACATACAAAGCATTAAATAAATTAATACAAGGATCTGCTGCAGACATGACAAAGAAAGCGATGGTAGATTTATATAACGAGGGTGTGGTACCACATATTCAAATACATGACGAGTTAGATATCTCTGTTCAATCTGATGACGAGGCAAAAAAGATAATTGAAATTATGGAGAATGCTGTTAGTCTTGCGGTACCTAACAAAGTCGACTACGATTCAGGAGACACTTGGGGAGATATTAATGGATAACTATGGCATATTTAAACGCAAACATTCCTGTAGAGTACGCACAGATAAGGAGAGAATATCTCTATGATCTTAAGAGTCATCATGGCGAAGTTGAAGACTGTATTATCTTCGGCTTATCATCTATTACAGGTAAGTCGATCTTATTTCATTGCATTATGGAAAATGGAGCTGTCTACTATCGTCTCCCGATATCTGCGTTCATTCAAAGAGGTTTTAAACCAGAAGACGTTCCTAGGCGTAGACTGGATGAGTTACAGTTATGGAATTGTTTTAGTTACTATCCTGCTGTTACTAATTGGGATATCCTAGAAGGACAAGCCGGTAAATACATTGGAAAAGATAAAAAATGGCACCCTGGTAAGTATTTATTTACGGTTGACTTCGCTCACCCAGAAGCTAATATCTTAGACACGGACCATTCAGAGATTCCGCACGAGCACAAATGTGCTCACATCATAGCCCTAGACGATGGGAACTATGCAGAAAACACAAGTAAATGGAAGACCGAAGATACGGATAACTTCTTTTACGAAATTGAGGAGAAGAAACATGATTGATAAATGTAAAAATGTTTGTTGCAAAGCTTGGGAAAAAGTAAAAGGCTTATGGAACAAGTGGGTCAATTGGATCTTTAAAGGTTTCTATAAGTAATTTATGGCGCTAAAAATTTCAGAATCGGCTTCGGTGCAAATGCCTATGAAGACGGTTGCCAGTTTGATCGCGATGGTCGCCATCGGGACCTGGGCTTATTTCGGCCTGCACGAAACTCTTAACCAACACTCAACAAAAATAGAGTTAATGCAAAAAGATTTAGAAGCTAACTCAGAGTTTAGAATTAAATATCCAAGAGGTGAGTTAGGTCAATCAGCTGGAGAGGCAGAACTTTTTATGATTGTAGAACACGTTAGTGGTTTACTAGAAGATGTAGAAACAGAGATTAAAGGCATGAGAAACAATGCAGTTAACATAGAGTTTTTAAAGAAAAGAACTGAGAAGTTAACTGAAGATGTAGAAAAACTAATTAGGAATGGCAATGGACCGAAACACTAGAAAAGTATTACAATATATTTCCGACATGGAAAAACAAGCTAAACAGATGAGCTATGTAAAAGAACTTAAAAAAGAAGTTGAAATAAATGGTACGGGCACACATAAGTACAGAATTAAATACGGACCAAACAAAGGTAAAGTATTAGGATGAAAAAAGAAAAGAAAAATAAATTATCTAGATTTGAATGGGTAAAAAAGAATATAGTAATTGTACCCGTTGTGGCTGCAATATTAGCCGGAACATTTACGTCCGTAAGATACGTTCTTAGTCTTACTGATACAATTGAAGAAAACAAAATAACTATTATAAATATTGAAAGAGACTTAAAAGTAGCAGAAGATAAGTTAACAGAGGTTGCTACAAGATTATCTGCAGCTGAAGCAACGTGGGAGATGGCAGAAAATTTATATAGACAATTAGCAGATCAAGTAAGGGAGCATACATATGATATCAAAGATCTTAACAGGTAATCTATTCTGGATATTGTTCTTTCTGTTTGTAGTAACATCAGCACAAGCTAGAAACGAGTATCTTAACAACGGCACAAACACTTGCGCGCAGGGTGAGTTTTCAGTTTCTGTTGAACAAAGAGATGATCAATATAATTATAATCATAATAGTCCTAGTAATAATTATGAAGGCACTGATGATGATAGAATGTTAAGATTTACTTGGAGAAAGTATTTAGGGTCAGCATGTACAGATGAGTTTGTAGAAGAACAAGAAAAACAAATGAAGATTAAAACTCAATTAGAAGTTATTAAAGAATGTAAAAGAGTGCCTAGAATTAGCCCTCCACCACCAGAGTTTGCTGAATTAATTAATATGTGTATGAAAGTAGGAGTT